GAACCATCAATACAGGTGGTGGCGGTGGCGGTGGATCAAGTTCACGAGCGGCGTCTGCTGGCGGTAGCGGCGTGGTGATTGTCGCATATCTCGGAGCGCAACGCGGTAGCGGCGGAACCGTGACGAGCAGCGGCGGCTTCACCTTCCACACGTTTACGAGCAGCGGCACCTCCACGGGCTAACTATGGCACACTTCGCAGAGATTGACGCAAGCAACATCGTTCAGCGCGTGATCGTAGTTTCAGATGAACACGAAGCGAATGGCGCGGCATGGTGCGCGAGCATGTTCGGTGGTACATGGGTGCAGACTTCGTACAATGCCCGAATTAGACGAAATTACGCGGGAATCGGATACAAATACGATCCTGTCCGCGATGCGTTTATTGCTCCGCAGCCTTATTTGTCGTGGATTCTGAATGAAACCACGTGCCAATGGGAAGCGCCGATTCCGATGCCAAATGGAGGCCCGTGGGTGTGGGATGAAGAAAATGAGATATGGGCAAGCCCCATTGACTTGCGTTAGCGAAATATGGATACTTCTGCAATGAACACTCCTTCGCATCGCATTAGCGATAACGGTAAGACCGTGACCATTCACGGGCTGGAAGTGTTTTGCGCCTACGACCCTGCGCTGGACGGCGAATCGGACCCCGAACTGACGAAGTTCGATAACGAGCGCGTGCAGGACATCGTGGAAAGCACCCGGCGGTACATGGAGCGCGGGTCGCTTCCCCGGCTGGTGGTCATGCACGAAAAGGACGGGAACGAACCCAAGTCCAGCGTGGGCCGCTTCACGAACATCGGGTACGAGGAGCGCGACGGGGTGGGCTTCATCGTGGGCGACTGCGAGGTGGAGAAGCCCGTATTCGACAAGTTGCTGGCGACCAATGCTTTCCCGCGCCGTAGCGCGGAGATTTGGTCGGAGCAGAATCACCTGTCGGAAGTGGCATTGCTCGGGCGTGAAACCCCGCGCCGTCCGCTTCCCGACACGCACTTCACCCGCAAGGGTGAACTGGTCCGGTTCGCACGTTCGCTGCGCTTCGACATGGGGACGGTCGGAGGCGGGCTATCCACTTACGTTCCCGGTACGAAGGACACCAACATGGCTGACGATGACATCCGGAAGGAAGTCGCCGCGCTGAAGTGTGACATGGACGAGATGAAGTCCATGATGAAGAAGCACTTTGGTTCGGACGAGGAGGAGAAGGAGGAGATGGCCGCAGAAGATATGCTCACGGAGCAGTTCGCGGAGGAATCCGGCGAAGGCGACGGCGTGCATATCGACATTGACTCCCACGGCGAGGAGGAGGAGGAGGAGGAGATGGGTATGTATGCCCGTCCCGGTTCCGCCGACACCTTCGCGCTGCGCCGCGAGAACGCCAAGATGAAGCGCGAACTGGACTCGCTCAAGGCGGAAATCCGCCGTGAGAAGTTTGGCCGCGAACTGGACATCATGGAGAGCGAGGGATATCGCATCCCCGCCGCCCAGCGTCCCCGGCTTGTTGCCGAACTTCAGGCGAGCAACGACCCGGCGGGAACGCTGGAGGGTTGGCGGGAACTGTTCACCCGCGATCCAATGAACGTGCGTATCGACATGAGCCGTGCCGCCCTGCCCAGCAGCACGGACATCAACAAGAACGAAATCTCCAGCATGGTCCGCGAGTTCGCTGGCCGTCCTGAAGAGTTCGCCAAGGCAATCAACAGCCGCATCAAGCGGTAAACAGGAAAGGAACTACCAATGTCTGACATGGGATTCACCCCGAACTTCATCGCAAGCGGCGATATCAACCCGTTCCGCTTCGTGGAGATCAACACTTCTACGGCGTTCACGGGCCAGCAGGCCAATGCTGCTTCGGACAACGTGCTTGGTGTCACGGACGGCAGCGTGAAGCGTTTTGATTTGACCGTCCACGCTGCTGCTGGCGACCCGATCACCCTCCAGCCGTCGAACACGGTGCAGGTTGAATCGGGCGCGGCAATCAGCACCATCGGCACGCTTCTGACTTCGGATTCGTCCGGTCGGGCGATCGCTGGTGTGTCTACGAACGTGTGCTACTACATGGCACTTGAAACTGCTGGCGGCGCGGGTGAAATCATCCGTGCGTTCCGCTTCGGCACTCGCGTTGTCTAAAGCCATTACCTACAAGGAGGACTAAACAATGGCATTCTCTGTTGTCGGTGGTGGACTTTCGACGTACGTCCCGTCCACCAATGATCTTGCGACGGGTGCGCTTCAGGTGGAGTTCACCCGAAGCGTCAATTCGTTCGCTCTCACCCGGTACGCGCAGTTGGTTCCCGTCACGAAGATGACGGGGTACTATCTGCGGCAGGACGTTCCGGACAACGTTCGCCTGACGAGCGACCGCGAGTTTGCTTGGCCGCTGGGCAATGACCGCCCCACGGGTAAGCAGAACGCGTTTGACTTCGTGCAGTACGCCACGCAGCGTTTCGCGTTCCCCTTCTACATCCCGCAGGAGACTGCGACGCAGGCCGCGTGGGATGTCGTTGCGCAGCACGCTCGCAGCAAGGCGCAGTTGGCGATGACCGCCCGCACGAACCGTGCGGCGGCCATCCTGACCGATACGGGCAACTGGGGCAGCAACTTCGTTGCGAACCCCACGGCTTCCCCGATTTCGGCTGCGTCGTACTGGAACGGCAGCAGCGTTGCGAACGGAAGCATTCAGGCTTCTATTCAGGCGGTCATGCGGCAGGTGAGCCTGTCAAGCGGCGGCGCGATTGCCCCCAATCAACTCATCATGGTCATTTCTCCGACCGTGGCGAACGTGATTGCACAGGCTCCGGAAGTCAAGGAATACGTGAAGAACTACCCCGCCGCCCTGTCGTTCCTTCAGGGTTCGGATACGTTCTCGCGCTGGGGCATCCCCCCGACCCTGTTCGGACTGGGCGATGTCGTGGTCGATGACTCCGTGAAGGTGACGAGCAAGAAGGGTGCAACCCTTTCGACTTCGTACATCTACGGCGAGTCGGCCATCTTCGTGTCGCGTCCGGGTGGACTGGTCGGCGTTGAAGGCGCATCGTCCTTCAGCACGTGCCAAATCTTCGCGTACGAGGACATGACCGTTGAGCAGTTCAACGATCCGATGAACCGTCGCATCGAGGGTCGAGTCATCGACAACTCGGTGGCTGCGGTGGTGGCCCCGGTTGGCGGCTACCTCATCGGTGATGTCATCAACTGATAAGTGAAGCAGCGGACAACGGGTGGGGGGGGCTTCGGCCCCCCCTCCCCGGCTTCTGAAAGGCGGCACGATGGCATACGCTGATTACGCCGACCTAGAGGCTGCGCTGGATCAGAACATCATCGCGCAGTTGTGTGGGGATGCGGGCACCCCGATGCCGGGGCCGAACCCGATGACCACGCACGCGCTTGACCGGGCGACGGCCATCATCCGGTCCTATGTCCGGGTGGGCAACATTTACACGGACGCGGAACTGGCTGCGCTTGACGCGGCCAACGATCCGTTGCTGGTCACGATGGCTGTTGACCTTGCGACGGAGTTCCTGTTCCAGCGGCGCGGGTCCAAGTTGACCCCCGCGATTGAACAGCGCATCAAGCAGACGTATTCGATGCTGGAGGGGCTGCGGGACGGCAAGATGCTGTTCGGCTCCGTGGGCGCGAACGCGGACGCGGGTACGCCCGTGGTCAAGGCGGTGGGGTCCGCCGTGACCGGGTGGTACAACCAAGTGTCCAACTCGCAATTCTTCCCGCCCCGCCGACCCACGGCCTATCCGTGAACTGGCGCAGCCGGGTGCGGCAGGCGTTGGGCGACCCGTCCGTGGCGGCGGGCATCGCGCAAATCGTCGCGTACTACATGAAGGAACACATCGACCGTTCAGAGGGTCGCGGCGCGGGCGGGCAGGCGGTCGCCTACGCCCCGCTGAAGCCTTTGTACGGCGAGTTTTGGACAAACAAGCCCGTGAAGGGCGGTACGGTGGTCAAGACCCGCCAAACGGCTTCAGGCCGCACGGAATACCTTGTGCGCGTTCCGGGCTACCGTAACGGCGGGCACCCCCTGCGGGACACCGGGCTGCTCTACGGCAGTCTGACGGCCACCGGGAAGGCAAGCGGCAGCAGCATCAAGGTGACCCTGCGCGGCCCGAAGTACGCCCTGTATCAAGACAAGGGGCTTACGACCAAGCGCACCAACTACATCCCCCTCACCCTTGCGGCCAAGCGCGGCCACGGCACGGGCAACGACCCCGGCAAGGAAGGCTTCGCGGAGGGGCGCGACTACCTGCTGGCTCGGCGGGGAGTCAAGGTGCCAGCACGACCGTTCCTCCTTCCGACGCGGCAGGAGATGACCGCTGTTGGAAAGAGCATCTATCTCGGACTACGATC